AAGCTCCACCTCGGGCAATCTGGAAATCTGAACGACCGAATTTCCAACTCTTATCGTGACAGTATCGTAATACCTTTGAGACTTCTTCCGAGTTTGTGAATAATAAGATATGATAATGCGGGCGGAAATGGACAGGGCCGTACTCACCGACAGCGTAGAAATGTAACGTTTCATAAGAACCTAATTGCTTATATAAATATTTACGTAATCTTTTAATATAATTCTGAACATCAGCATAGTTTAGAAAGGGAATAAGGTTATCACGACCGTATTGTCCAGAAGCGGGATAATCCGTTTTGTCAACCGACTGCGTCTTATAGATAAAACTACGAATAGCATCCATACTAAGAAACCAATTATCCCTAACAGGAACATATTCCTTAATTTCACGGTCAAACGGCACTGTGCCTTGTACTTGCTCGAAGAATATATGACGCAAAGTGGAGTTATCATCACATTGATATTCAGAAACAGGAATATACTTGTGGAATTCATGACCAAAATGAATATCTCCCGAAATGCCTATAACATCCTCATAATCACTCTGCAAAACCTTACAAGTCATAAGAGGAATATGTTCATTATCATAAGTAAGTGTAACAAAATAAGAATACTTAAAAGCACTTCCAGCGGTCCTCACGCGCATAGACGCTTTCTGGGCTTTCTTATGAATACAATAATCGCATTGACCGCAATCTACTGCAATACGTGCACCATTATACCTATTTGTGATGAATGAACGATGCTGACAATGGCCAACAGCCTTAAGCAAATCGGGAGAAAATTTCATAATTATTTGCGCTTGTCAATAACTTGATGGCGATTACGCTCACCAAATGAAATATGAATAAATGTAGAATACAATATCAGTTGGTCAAACACATGAGTACTAGCTGAATAGTTATGAATATGTTCGAGCAACCGATTATAAGTAGTAGAACCATACGGCTTAATATCAACAGCTTCTCCAACCAAATGTTGTGAATTAGGAACACCTCCAGCAGCTTTATTTTCAGCAATAGAACGCTTAGCGCTTGTTATTGTAAAATGCAAGTTAAAGCATAACAAATGGTCAAGAAAATCCATAAGAGTACTATTCATAATCCAATAGAATTAAGAATATAACCTAGAGCAGCAGAAACAGCTCCAATTACAATTTTCCAAATATTACTAGTTTTCATTACTTTGAGATTTAAGGTCAACAAAATCATCCTCTTCTTTAATCGAATCCACAATAATAATAAGACCCATCGGAGAAAGTTGCTCAGAATAATGTCCAAGACCTGCGAGAGAATTAACGAGATAAGGCGAGATAACATCACGACCAGTATTTTTTTCTTTAACTGAAATAATAAACTTTTGCATAATTGTAAAAATTTAAAGGGTTAATAATAGTTGTAACTTCTAACTGGGGCAAATATACGAACTATTTTCATAAATCCAAAAGAAATCTCTTTTTTTTAGATTCTACCGTAGAGTGTGAGTTGTGCGTTTATAGACAAGAAATGGAGAATTCGAGAGGATAACTCGAATTTGCTTCGCACACAACTAGGGGCTTCGCTTAATTAACAAGTGAATGTATACAGGGGTGTATAGGCACGGCAAGGCAGAAACTGTCTTGCCTTTGCGCACCTACGTGCTAAAATACCGGAGCGGGGCGCTCCTATAAGGAAGTCGCTCCGCTCCGTTTTTCGATCAGGCCCTACGCGGGCAGCGGGTGTATATCGCTCAAACGCCACGATGGGCTTCTAGTCCTGAAGAATGACTACTTTCTACCGATACTGTTACCAACACCTTGAAAAACACGAGTACCGTAATCAAGGGCATTACGCAATTCATAAGAGTTAACGTCCTTCTGTTTCTGTTTAGAACTCCACTTATAATAATCACGCAAAGCCTTATCCTTAGAATATTCTATATTCTTAAGAACGTTGGTATTCTTAGAATCCCATAGAGAAGACAGACCACGAGCACGATTAGCTTGAATATTAGCATAAATCAATGAATCAGCCGTCTGCTCAGCAATCCTGTTACTAATACGAATACCGTTCGTTTCAGCGGAAGTCTTAACAGCTTGGGCCATCTGATTTTTGTACTGTGCTTCAGAAAGAGCGCCTTGAGCATAAAGATTAGCCAAAGTCTGACCTTTAATAAACAAATCAGCCTGCTGTTGTTCATCAAGATACTTACTCAATATCTGTTGAGCTTGAGAATCGAGTAGAATCTGGGATTCTTGAGCTGAAGTAAGACGACCGGCAAACTCCATATTCTTAAGTTCCTGATATTCCTTAGACTGGTCAAGCAAAGCGGACTTTCTACCAGTAGATGCATTCCAATAGCCAGACTGGCCAACACCAATATTACGATAATTGGTATCGCCTAAAATCTGCTGCATCTTATACGGAGTAAGAGCAGCATTCTGCTCAGCATTAATCATAGCAGCACGAGCCTGTGCCATAGAAGCAAGAGCAGTACCGACATCCGAAAAGTCGGGACGAAAAGCCTGTAAACTAGGGGCAGAAGCAGCAGAAGCAGCAGCACCACCAGAAGCGGGAGACCTAGAACCAGCCATAGCAGCAGAGCCTTGGACAAACGGGTTCAAGCCACGAGAAATCATCGCATTGGGGGAATTGTAAGAATTATTCATTCCCCACATTTTTTCTTGCCAGTCACGCTGAATCTGGGCCTGCTGAGCATTAAACGCATTATTCTCACGATTAATATCAATACTAGTCTGGTTAGTCTTATTCTGAGACGACGCTCCAATAGCATTACCAGCAAGTGAAGCACCGGCAGCGATAATGCCTCCAAGAACGAGCGGAGCAATATGCTTCTCGGAGAGCCCCATTAAGGGGCTTTCTCCAATATCATAGAACCTCATTGAGCAACGGTGTCAGGGGCGGGCGCAGGAACGGGCTCTGACTTCTGCTCGGCCAACATAGCTTCAGCATATTTAGAAAGTTCAGACTTCTCATCAGCCAGCTGTTGAAGAACAGCTTGTCTTTCAGACATCGTCTGACAATGACGAGAAATAACACAATTAAACCGTTCTTCATCAGTCATACCATCCATAACAGTAGACTGAGTAGGATGCATCTGGGCAAGGATATTCTGAACGTTCATATCACCAAGCAAACGACGATATTTTTCCTGATTCAGCAAAATCTGGGTCATATCAGCTTGAATCAAATCACCGTCTGGAGTTTCATCGTACATGACTGAATCATATGCAGACTGCTGATAACACGGGTTATCCTCAATTAACTCGGGAACAACCTCATTCTTAATATAATCGGGATTTTTATAAGCAAAACTTCTCATAATCAATTAATTAAAAAGGTAAACCATTTCTATCCAAGTTCTGAACAGCATATACTTGAAAATTAACATTACATAATAACTGGTCAAATGCAACAGAACAGTTCGTAGCATCAACTTGAGGAACGAAAATAGAATTCAATTGCTGAGGACGAACCTTCATGGATTGATAAGACCAAGCACCACCGGAAGTCAGTACCTGCCAACCATCAAGAGGAGCAGCCCAAGACTGATAAGCAGCACCAGCGCGAAATCCAGCATGGACGGTATCAATATTGGACTTCCACTGCCAATAACGAAGATTATAACCAAGAGCGCCGGAAACATTTCGACTTGGATTATTCTGAAGATTAAGAGCAGGGACAGACTGCATACCAAGCTGGTCAAATGCAGGTTGAGGAAAGTCAGATATAGCAGTAACAGTCAGCTGAGGAGCCTGACCTGTTAAATTCCAATCCAACATAGGTACAGCATGATATACACACATAATAATCTGATGCTCAGCACCACAATCATAAGTAAGAGTATGGCCAGAATTACTTGAAATTCCTTTACCGGCAATAGAAGCCTGCGAAGAATCAGTATCAAGATTAGTATTAACCACTTCATTGATATTAATAACACTAGACCAGCCTCCAATATAATGCGCATGGTTGCCCATGTATTCGGGAGCCTTAATACCAAACTGAGCAGCCATCTGGTCTGAATAGTCCTTACTAGAGAATTGAACTACCTCTTTCCAGCGCTGAAGGTATTCAGTTGCACGAATCGAAAGGGCGGAAAGGTCAGAATTAAGAGTAGCATAGCGAACAGAGGCAGAAGTATCATTAGTAAAAACTGTATTAGAAGAGACAGGATTCAAAATAGAGCCAACAGAATCAGTATCGGAAGTACAAGCAAAAACACGGGACGGGTTATCAGAAGGGGACAATACACCAGACAAAACAGCTACCGAACCATACTGAGAAGATGGAAGCATACCCATGAAATAGTCCTTCGGATAATTCGCATAACGAAGCTGAACCATATCCGTAACCAATCCAATAGCACCAGTTCCAGACCAATAGTCTACATTATAAGCATAAGCCTTATGTTTTTCCCATTGAGAATTACTGAAAAAATCATAATAAATCTTCTGATAGGCAAGGAATGGAAGAGCATTGACTGTCTGCGAAGTCTGATAAACCAGAGGATTATCAGCATCACCAAGATTATCAACACCTAAATACTTCTTAGTAATAGCAGCCTTACCAGTATTGGAAGGTGCAATCATAGAGCCATAACCAAGCAAATCAAGCAATTTACAAGAACCATAGACGATAGGGAGCCCTGCATCGTCACGAGTGTTGGTCTGGTCACCAGCATTAGCTGACTGAAGGAAAAGATTAAACAAATTCTGAGTAACATTGGGTACAGAAGTAAGTGCAGATGTATTCGCAGTAGAACTAGCAGCACTAGTCATATAGTCACTCATCTGAGTGAATGCCTGTGGAAGTGCACGAGAAATCAGACGCAACGGTACAGCGTAGAAATCGTAATACTCCTTAATACGGGTATATGCAGCGGTATTAACAGGAACAGTACGCGTAAACCAGTCAGACGAAATACGATACTTAGTATCGGGAATAGCAATCTGCCAATAGCAAGGAAGGATTTCACCTACTTTGGCTGTAAACAACTTCTTCGAACTTAAGTCGAAAGAGGACCGATGGGTAGGAATTTTAGCTCGGTCTAAAGGATTAAAATCACTCATAATTAATTAATATTTAAATTAAACCATACGGTTGAAAACACCATTAGCATCATTAAGTTTCTTGTGTTTAATCATATCACGACAGAATGTCGAACTACGGAACCGGAGTTGCTCAAGGAGTTGAACCGTTTCACATGAAACATCTGACAAGACATCACGCTCCTGCCCGTTCGCAGGCAACGCAAACATACAATCCGATATGCTCGGGTTAGCGGAGCGTATGTTGAATACATTTCGTAAACTTTCATAATTTTTTTTCTTCTCATACTCTATACCTTTTTTAAGAATAAACATAATACGACCGGCATAAGAATCAATATTACAGCCAAAGGAAGGCAAATGCCAGTTACGGAAGAACTTATAGACATATAAGAATAACCGATATAGCTTATTAATATAAGATTCAATATCGACATCACTAGAACTGTTACAGAACCTAGTAAGACACCTAGCAGAATGTAGTATAATCTTATCATCGTCAGTAAGAATAGGGTTAACCTTAAGATATTGATAATAAGTACGAACAAGACTTAAGACTGAATCCTGTTTATAGTCGATGAATCCGTATTTTGCAATTCTTTTTGGCGCTGAGTGTACAGCACGAAGAACTCGAGCAATCGCAATACTATCGTCATTGCGAGCAGACGAGAATCGGGGCAATAAGGTACGGAGATACGACATGGGTGGAGTTGACCGAATACTAAGGCCGTTGAAGTTGTAGATTCTTCCATTAACGACAGAATCGATTTTTTGCTCAATCTGCGCATAAGGTTCTTCACCTTCCACGAGATCGCAACCTTTCTCAAAGAATCCGAGAGACGCTCTCGAGCGGGGTTTAAACGCACGGCATGAGCGATATAATAAGGGAGCAGAACTAAGGCTATTAACGTAACTCGAAACGTATGAAGAAGCTCCACCTCGGGCAATCTGGAAATCTGAACGACCGAATTTCCAACTCTTATCGTGACAGTATCGTAATACCTTTGAGACTTCTTCCGAGTTTGTGAATAATAAGATATGATAAT